ATGATACTTTTCGCTTAGCTTTAACAAAATTGCACCGGATATTAACGAATTTGGACACGGACGATCAAAAAACGCTCGCATCGGTGTTAAATGCGGCTAAATTCTTAGCTGACAGGTCTATTGGGGCGGTTACTCAGACAACGATTCAGCACAACAAAAACGTGAATATTGACGCTAATAGGGCGTTAAAAGAGGGTGCATCGCCTACTGAATTGGAGAGTAGGTTTAAAAGTTTGGGTCAGGAGAAGGACATCACTCCAAAGCCTATAGAAATCGAGGGTAAAAATGAAGGATAAGACTAAGGAAGAGATAAAAGAGGCTCAAGAGGTTATGGAAGAGTGCAAGGATGGCATGCCTTTGAACATTTGGGATGATGAGTTTGGTGATTGGTTAAGGAAAGACGGTGAATATTCTCCAGAGGCTATTGAATTCATCAAGGAGAAGGTCAGGCAGGAGCGCGAGGGTGAGTGAATTATAAAAACTTAACTCACGAGCAGTTTAAAGAGCTTTCAAAGGACGAACAGTTCAAGGTTATTAAGGAAATGGAGGAGGAAAAGGCCTTAAAGGAGGGCTTGCCTCATTTATTTGGTTTTCCTTGGTATAACTGGGCGCGGGCTGTTTTTGAGAGTGAAAACCGCGAAATACTGTTAACTGCTGCCAATCAGGTCAGTAAATCTTCGACAGCTATTAGAAAAAACATTCATTGGGCTACATGGACTGAGGCATGGCCTAGGTTATGGCCTAATTTAATGGAAGGTCAGAAGCCGAATTTATTTTGGTATTTTTACCCGAACAAAGAAACCGCTGGAACTGAATTTGAAACTAAATGGCTTCCTGAATTTTTACCTAGAGGTCAGTATGAGGATGATCCTCGTTATGGTTGGCAGGTTATTTATAAAAAGGGTGACTTACACGCTCTTAAATTTAACACGGGCGTAACTATTCAGTTTAAAACTTACGCAATGAGGGAGAGAAACATTCAGGCGAGTACGGTTTACCACGTAACTGCTGATGAGGAGATGCCTTTAGAGATGTTCCCTGAGATTAAGGTTAGATTACAGGCAACGAGGGGATATTATTTAGGAGTTTTTACCGCTACGATTGGTCAGGACTACTGGAGAAGGGCAATGGAGCCAATTAATGCTGATGAGGAGGTTCATAAGTCAGCTTTTAAGCAGCAAATCAGTCTTTTTGATTGCGAGACGTATATGGACGGAACTCCTTCTAGATGGAACAAAAAGGCTATTTCTGAGGCTATTGCGGCTTGTCCGACGGAGTTAGAGGTTCAAAGACGTGTTTATGGAAAGTTTGTTAAGAGTGAAGGCTTGTTATTTGAGAGTTTTGATCCGGTTCAGAATGTTTGCGAGCCTCATGACATCACTAATTGGACGATATATGGCGCAGTTGATCCTGGTAGTGGCGGTAAGTCTGGACATCCGACTGGGATATCTTTTCTTGCTTTATCTCCTGACAGTAAAGAAGTTAGGGTAATCAATTCTTGGCGTGGAGATGGAATTCAAACAGCGCATCCGGATATTTTGGAAAAGTGGTTAGAGCTTAAAAAACCTTACAGCATGACTCAGCAGATATATGATGGTCAGGCTAAGGATTTCTTTATTGTTGCGACTCGTGTTGGGGAGCCTTTTATTCCTGCCAATAAGGCTAAGGATGCTGGTTATGGTTTGCTTAATTCTTTATTAAAAAACAGGCAATTAAAGATTTGGTCTGGTGTTGGTGACAATCATAAACTTATTAATGAATTTATGAGTGTTCCTGCTGGTTTGGATAAACGGGCATATCGCGGCAAGAATAAGGACGACTTGGCTGATGCAACACGTTATGCAGCTATGGCGATGCCTGTTGAGATGGAGATCAAGACTAAGACCAATGTCGAGAAGGTGGAGCCGGTGAAAGAGGTCTTTGAGACATCTGATGAGAGGCGGCGCAGGTGGTTCATGGGGCTTGACGATACTCCTAAAGAACCTACTATTGACGATGAACTTAGTTTTTGGGGGGATTTAACGGATGGAGAGTTCTAAAACGGCTAAAGAAATCAAGGACATCATGAAGTTAGCGGCCAGCTTAGGCGTTAGTAGTTTGAAATTTGGTGAACTTGAAGTACAATTCGATAGAAACTTCATTCCAGAGAAAAGGTCGAGATCTAAAACGGTGCGGCCTGTGGATGATAAAATATTTGATGCGTTAACTAATGAAGCCGAAATGCGCGACCGGCTAGAAAAACTTGAAGAGGATATGGAGACGGGACATCTAACCGACCCTCACGAGTTTGAAAAACTTCTTATCCAGAAGGAATTAGTTAATGCCGAAGAAAAAAGTTGATGAACTTAACTCGTTAGCCAAAAAATCAAAGCACGTAGATGAGGAACTATTCAGTGAGCAGCGTAGTAATATTTTGCTTACGGCTGGAAATCATTATAGCAAAAAAACATCTAAGTGGTACAACCGACTGAGAGAGAGCAGCAATGCCTCTGTTGATTCAAAGCTGCGTTTAACTAAGAACCACATTCACAAAATCACTAAGGGTTATCAGAACAATATTCTGTCTCTGGCTCCCCAGGTGACGCCGACTCCAAATAACCCCAAAGAGTTGCAGGATCAGAAGGCGGCTTCTCTTAACAAGGCAGTTTGGGAGTATGCCTGTTACACCGAGAACTTGAAATCAAAGATTTCTCGTTGGTGTCAGGACTTTATTGAGATTGGTGAGTGTATTGCTAGGGTTTATTGGGATCCGAATCAGGGCGAGTTAGTTGGTTACGAGCAAAAGCTTGATGACAACAATGAGCCTGTTTTTGACGAGAACGGTGAGCCGGAGAGTTCTGGACAAGGAATTTTTTCTGGCAAGTTATGTTTTGAGCCTATTTACGGTTTTAATTTATTAAGATCAGTTGAAGCAAGAACCATTGACGAGAGTCCTTGGCTTTGCATTGAGAGAATGAGTTACACGGATGATCTAAAGGCCATGGTGCAGGATGATCCTGATAAAGTTAGGATGATCCATGAAAGTCGTGATGAAACCTATTTCGTATTTGATCAAATGCGTGGAAAGTATGGCGAGAGCACGGGACAAACATTGGTACGCGAGTTTTATTATAGACCTTGCCGTGAGTACCCTAATGGGTATTTTTATATTGCTACTAAGTCGGTAATAATTTCTGAGGGCGAGTTGCCATTTGGAATTTTTCCTATTGTTTACGGTGGGTTTGATGAGATTTCTACAGCTCCTAGACATCGCAGCATAATTAAGCAATTACGTCCGTATCAAATTGAGATAAATAGGGCGGCTTCAAAAGTGGCGGAACACCAGATATCGCTAGGGGATGATAAGATCATTTTACAAAATGGTTCTAAGGTTACTAATGGACCACAGGTCCCAGGCATTAGAACGATGATGGTTAACGGTATGGCTCCTACAATTTTGCCTGGTCGTTCGGGTGAGCAGTACGGTCCTTATATTCAGTCACAAATCAGCGAGATGTATAATGTTGCAAACTTTCATGAAGATGCAGAGCTTACTGGGCAAGGGTCCGACGCATTAGCATACTTATATAAGTCGATCCGAAATAAGAAGAAATTTTCTATATATGCGGAGAAGTTTGAAAGGTTTTTAGTTGATCTTTGTAAGGTTTACTTGGATTTGGCTAAGAATTACTATGATGATCAGATGTTAATACCCGCCATTGGCAGGGCTGAATATATTAATATTCCTGAGTTTAAATCCACAGATCCCCTTAATTTCTCAATTAAAGTCGAGCCATTAAGTGAAGATGTGGACACGTTGATGGGTAAGCATTTGGTGTTAAACCAGATCTTGCAATATAACGGTGGGAACTTAGAAAAAGATGACTTAGGAAAGCTTATTAAGCAGCTTCCTTTTATGAACACTGACGAGATCGCTTCTGATTTAACTATTAACTACGATACAGCGACTAACATCATTTTGCAGCTTGACCGTGGTGAGATGCCTTCACTTAATAAGTACGATGACACGGCTTACATTGCTAAGCGTTTATCTTCTCGAATGAAGATGAGTGATTACCAAATACTGTCTGATGACATCAAGGCCAAATACGAAGGTTTAATTGGTGCATGTGAGCAGATAGAAGCGGATAAGGCTGCTGCGATTAAGGCAGCTCAAGATGAATTTATTCCTACAGGTGGAGGTCGCGTTAAGATCGACTTCTACGTTCAAGATCCTAATAACCCAAGCAGACAGGTGAGAGCAACAGTTCCACAGGAGTCTGTTAAGTGGTTGATGGACCGGCTTCAACAGCAAGGTTCAGGGATGCAGGATTTGTTAATGCAAGATAAAGGAGTTCAGTCAGAAATTGCTGAGCTTCTATTAAACCAACAACAACAATCACAAGGTGTCCCAACTGGGGAACAAGTAACTGAAAGCCCACAGTTGCAGATGCCAGGGGGAGAAATTTAATGGAACAAGTAGAACAAGCAAATTCTACAGAGCACTCGAACACGCCATTTGAAGGCGGAGCGGAAACAATTCAAGAAGCAACGGAGAGTAACGCCGTTCACACAAACTTATCTGAAGAGGCAAATAGACCGTTAGAAGATAAGGTTATGGAAAAAGCAGCCAAGAATTTAGAGAAGGCTGCTAAGGCAGAAGACAAGCCAGCAGTAGAAGCAAAGGAAGAATCACCAGTCGGAGAAGTGGCTGATGAACTTCCAAAAGAAGAGGCTGAGGCCAAGTACGAGGCCAACCATAAGTTTACAGCTTTTGGTAAGGAGCATGAGGTCCCTGATTTTTTAAAGGGAGCCATTATTAATCCTGAGACAGAGGCACAGGTTAAAGAAATTCTCGAAAGATCCTACGCTATTGATGGATTCAAGGAGAAGTTAGGTAAGTCCAGAGAAGACTATGAGACTGTTATGCAAGCTCATACTCAACTAGATGGTAACGTGAACCGAATTTTAGGATTCGCTGAGCGTGGGGATTACGACAATTTTTTTAATGAATTAGGTATTGGGGAAGAAGCTTTGCAAAAGTGGATGCTCCAAAAGTTAAGTTTAAATGAAGACCCGATGGCTAAGCAAATGTACGAGCAGCAAGTCAATGAACGTGCAAAATTGCATCAGCTAGAGGAGCAGAATCAATTTTTAAGTCAGCAAAGTGAGTCTCACGCAGTTCAGGCCAGAACTATGCAGTTAGATTCTTTGCTTTCTAGATCGGACGTTGCAAGCGTCGCGGCACAAGTGGATCAGAAAATGGGAGAGCTAGGTTCTTTTAAGCGATTAGTCGTTGAAGAGGGGCAAAAGGCTTGGGCCATGGAACAAAAAGATCTTTCTGTAGAAGAGGCGGCACAAAGGGTGCTTTCTACTTACGGCAAGTTCATTGGGGAACAGCAAGCGTCCCCAGTAGTTCCGGCAGAAGCCACAGTTCAAGCACCAGGGCAAGAACCGCAAGTTCAGGCTCCAGCAGCTAAGCCAGTTATTCCAACAGTAGCAGCCGGACAGCAAACCGCTGTGAAACCAGTAGTAAAAAACCTTGATGATTTACGGGCTAAGTATCGTGAAATCAGTCAGGGCTAACATTAACCGCTCAATAATGAGCATTAAAAAGGAAAAAACAAATGGCAACTAATAGAGACTTCAGCTCAATGCTGAACGAGTATTTGCCGCTTGATCTCTTGAAAGAAGAATATATTAAGCGCGATTACTTGCTACAAAAATGTAAAATGGA